TTATGAAAAATTGGATGCGTCTATGTTAATGTCATCGCCAACATAGGAATAATATAACATAAATATTTGCTTGTAAATTACTTAGAAATGACATAGAAATGATGTATTATAATATTTTAATATATTATAAATGAGTAATTTTTTATTTTATGCCGGAAAGAGATTAGCTATTGTAACTGGATTTGTATTATTTGCACATAGTAATTTTATGTCATCAACACTTAAACAAAAATTTAACCCACATCCAATATTTAAAAATAATATACCATTTTCTATTAAAAGCGATGAAGACGATATGATGCCTTTAAATAATTTTGAAGATCCAACATTTATTCCTCGATTATAGATTTAGGATATAATTACAGATGAATATAAAGTACTTATATAAATAAAATTGAAATAATATTCTGATGTACTATATCAAATATTACCGAATATAAGTATAAAAATCATATTTTATACTTATATATGACCTATCACAGCACAACACAAATTATGTCTGATGTTATGAAGAGTGTACGATTTCATGATTTATTTGATAATCAAGAATATAATTGGTGCGATGTAGCAATTAATGTTAAGCATTTGCTATATCAAAATGGCAATAATTTTTATGATATAACATATACATATACTTATAGTGTTACTGGATTAGATGATTCTAATAGCGACGATGACGACGAAATGTATAGAACGAACCCGTTTTATTATAAAAATTCAATTATTACATCTGATATGCTAGATGGGGTGATAGTGGCCAAAAATTCATTGACAGATGAACTAGTAAAATATTTACTCATGGACAATGAAGAATTGGATCAATATATAGGGAATACGTGGTGTGTTCAATACAGGGCGAATTTGATGTTTATGTTAGCTTTTATGTGGGATTAAATCTATTTATGTAAGTATTTAAGAGCGCTTAAAATCACTTGCTCATCATCGGTTATTCGTTGAAATAAAAGTAGTTCATTCATTTTATATGTGCAATGACGGCCATATGGAGTTTTAAATATAATATTTATTCCAATATCGGTTATATCTATATCACATAAAAATGATCCACGCGTTAATTGTAAATTATCATAATTTTTTAAATTAACCCATCGCAAATAACATCCACTCTGTAGTTCACTAATATCACTAATATATCTGTAATTTTGAAGTTTTAAATGCCATTCTTTTAATGTTTCACGTGATAAATTTAATTCTTGCAAAACATTATTTTTGATAGTTTTAATATCGCTTTTTGTGGTTTCCATTATAGATTCATTTTTTTCATTTTCTAATGCAACTAATAATTTATCAATATTTAATCGACTCATTAATACTTAATAATAATATAATTTTATTATTATAATTTTATTATTATAATTTTATTATTATAATTTTATTATTATAATTTTATTATTATAATTTTATATTTTAATATCCAATAAATATATAGAATGGCAACAAGAAAACTTAGACAAAATAAAGGTACACTCAGAAAAAAGATGCGTTTTAATAAGCGCGCACTGCTAAAACGATATCCCAAATTGATGAAAAAATTACTCGGTAAGAATAGGTTAGGCGGTAATGAATTAGAAAGATTAAAAATTGTTTCAAAATTAGCAATTAATTTATTATTTGATAATGCTAATAATACAGATTTAGTACGATTAAAAGATACATTATTGAGCGAAGAAACGGATGTCGATGCATTAATAGAACGAGTTTTTACACAATCAACTTTAAAAGTTGAATCTCCATCCGAATTTTCTAAGAATATTTTAAGTAAAATATTAGAAATATATTCGTATAATTTAACAAAAGGTGTGTTGAGAGAATATAATCAACAATTGAGAGATATCATTAAAAATATTAATGATTCTGAAAAAAATGCGACACGGCATAAAAAAAAAGATGATCGAGAATTGAAAACGATATCACGTTTACAGGAACGCCAAGATAACCAGGAAATTCGGGAATTGGAGAAATTATCAAAATTATCTTTATCAAGCAAATAAACCGATAATAACAAAAATCTAAAATAAAATCTAAAATAAAATCTAAAATAAAATCTAATATATAATAATAATATTATCAGTTAATATTATTATATATTTATAAATTAATAGAGAAATGTTATCTGCTGTTTCAAATGGATTAATAAAAAATACATTATCATTAATTAATAGTTCAAAAGTAAAAAACATAAAAAATACACATACAACAAATAAATTAGTTGAGAGATTAATTCGAGAACTATTTCAGGTATTATCCTTAACAGCAGAATATTTGTCAGATATACCCCAATTAAGAAATTCTACACATATTCACGTATCAAATAATGGTAACGAACATAATATTCGCAAATTCTTACACGACAATAAGTATTTGAATTCTTCAATATACCAATTTATAAAAAAATCAGATTGTATTGCTATAAAATACCATTTTAATTTTGGACGTGAATATGTATTGAATTTTTATGTATATGATAAGATGTCGATGCCACGATTACATAAATTATACGATAAGTATGCTCGACATGTAATGACTTTGTTATTCTTTTTAGAGAAATATCGTAGTGCAAAATGCAAATCGAATAAATTAGAAGTCGTTTTTTTTATGACACCATTCGAGAAAACATTTCCTGATATTAAGTCTCAAACACTTGGGCCCGAACATATTAATGGAGGATACACTATACCATGTCAACATCATTCAAAAATATTTATTTGGCGAACTGAGGAATTATTAAAAGTATTAATCCACGAATCAATTCATTCTATGGGAATCGATCTTTCGACGATGAATTTAGATAAGATCCATAACAATATTAAGACTTTATTTCCGATGAATCCGGAACAAACCGAATTTAATATTGGTGAGGCATATACTGAGTTTTGGACAGAAATAATAAATATAGTATATTATGTTGTATTATATGCTAATTCATTAAAATCTAAACCAACATTAACGTCATTGGTTAAACGATTTGATCAATTATATTTTGTAGAGAAGGTATGGGGGTTTTCGCGATCATTAATAATATTAGATCATATGGGGCTTACATATGCAGATTTAGTTAGTCGTAATCCAGATAAACTGAGACATTATAAGGAGCAATCCAATTTTTTCTCTTATTTTATCATGAAAATGGTATTTATGCATGATCATAATAAATTTATTGAGTTATGTATGAAAAATAATGCCGATATATTATTGGTTTCATTAGAAAATTCAACAAATGAAAAAATACTGAACAAGATGTTTTTATATATTAAACAGCATTATATGACTAAAGAATTAATGGAAAATTATGAGATTTTATATGAGTCAATAAGTACAGGCAGTCGAGCCAAATCATATAAAAAGTTTATGACTAGTTCGCGAATGTCATGTATAGATTATTTATAATCGTTTTAATAAATATTTAATAAATAATTTTATAAGTAATATATGATACTAATATTATATATCAATATAATATATGGATAATAATATTGATTCATCAGATTCGTCTGAAACAGATACAAACCATATTGTAAACAATGACGATCACTATGTGGGTAATTCAAATGAAAATATATTAAATACATTTAATGTAAATAATTATATGAAATCTAGAATTGAAAAACGAAAGAAAATGCGCACGGATAATTATGATAATATTATAGATGTTTTGGTAAATAAATCTATTCCAAAGAAAATATCGAAATTAAAACTTGAAGAAGAAAATGAAACACCAAGTATTCCTACATTTGCCGATTATAAATGGATATTAATGTATGATTATCGGATAAATAATTTGAAACCAATGTTGAAATATTATAATCAAAAATTATCAGGCAATAAACACGAATTAGAAGTCAGATTATATAACTGGTTATTAATAAATTATAATAGTATTTTAATACAAAAATCATTCAGGCGATATATTGTTAAAAAATATGTAAAATCGCATGGTCCGGCTAGATTTGATAGAAAATTATGTGTTAATGAATCGGATTTTTGTACTATGCAACAAATGGAAGATATCCCCTTTAAACAATTTATAAGTTTTAAAGATGATAGTAATCATATTTATGGATTAAATATTCTATCTTTATATAATTTATTGTTGCAAAATCAAAATAAGATCGAAAATCCATACACAAAAAAACTATTAGATAATAAACTATTGAGTGATATGTTTTCATTTATTCGATACAGTAAAATATTAAATATATCTATTGATTTAAAATTTACAAATTTAAGTTTAGATGACGAAAATGAAAATTTAAATCTGAGAGTTATATCAGTATTTCATGAAATAAATTTACTGGGTAATTATAGTAATAGTATATGGTTTAATAGTTTGCCTAGAGATTTACTAATTCAATTTATGAATGAATTGATGGATATATGGCATTATAGAGCGAATTTATCTGATCAAGTTAAATGCGAAATATGCCCGCCTCGAGGTAATCCTTTTAGAAATTATGTTTTTTCGGGAATGTATTCTCAAAATTATTTTATTATAAAGAAAAGCTGTGTTAATATAATTGATGCAATGGTTAAAACAGGAATAAATCATGATAGTAAAGCGTTGGGCGCATATTATGTGTTGGCTTGTCTGACATTGGTTAATGAAGATGCTGCTATGGCTATGCCATGGTTATATCAAGCAGTTGTACCTAACTCATTAACTTACAGTGATTAATCCATTTTAAAATCTTAAATACATATTTAATAATTTTTAAACTTATAATTATTTTTAAACTTATAATTATTTTTAAACTTATAATTATTTTTATAAATATAAATAATTATAAAAATTATTATGATATTACACGCAAAAACCAAATGTTTTTACAATTATTATATATTATATATCAAAAACAACTTAAAAAAATATGGTTATAATAAAATATAACCGATGCCGTCTGCCCCCAAGAAATCCACTAAATCTGCTCCCGTCGAGCCCACTCTAGTTAAGATCGATGCTGCGAAAGATGTCGCCCCTTCGAAAGATGTCGCACCTGCTAAATCCGCGCCTAAAGTTGTTAAAGAAAAGAAAGAACCCGTAAAGAAAGCCGTATCTAAATCAACTACAGCCACCAAGACTGATACACCCGCAGAAACGACTTCACCGGTCGAAGAGGCAAATGTTGTAATTACGACAGACGCTACTACATCTATTACCGAGAATTTTTCTGAATTTTTAAATAATTTCCAGAAAATGGTTGGTGAATTTTCTCGTCTTAAAACCGAGCTTAGAACATTAGAGAAGAAAACTCTAAAGGAACTAAAGGTAGTTAACAAGTTGAATAACAAGCGCAAAAGAAAGAATACTACACGTGCTCCAAGTGGATTTGTTAAGCCTACCAAAATCAGCGATGAATTAGCGACCTTTTTAGGAAAGCCATTTGGAAGTGAAATGGCGCGTACAGAAGTAACCCGGGAGATTAATGCTTACATTCGCGCGAATGAACTCCAAGATAAGAGCAATGGTCGAAAGATTAATCCAGATCCCCAGTTAGCATCATTACTTAAAATCACAAGTACCGATGAACTAACTTATTTCAATCTTCAGCGTTATATGAGCCCTCATTTCGCGAAGAATGTTGCGGGTGTACCTTCAGTTGTTCCTATTCCGGGTTCTGGTGCCGTTGCTTCTCCCGAGGTAACTGTATAGATATATAATATCTAATACAAATATGTATTACAAATATGTATTACAAATATCAATATAATATATTTTATAAATACAAATATATTATACGTTAACGGTTATAAATTATCTAAATATCTACTTTATTATCAACTATAGTATATTGAATTGTACAACAAATACAATAAGGTATATATCTAATACTATTTACATTATAGAATTGATTTACATTATATAATTGATTTACATTAAATAATTGATTTATATCAATTAATCCAAATACTTTTTGACGTAAATTGGTAATATATTTAATATTGCAGTGCACTTTTTGAAGACGCTGTCAAGTCTGCAATTTCTGATTATAAAAAAAAAATTATGAAACATAATTTTACGAAATATTAATTATTTCATATAAACCTTCTGATTGTTCTGGTTCTTCAAAATTTTTTCTATATAAATAAAGGGCTATTTTAGGTACTGGTTTCTCTCTTTGTAAGTTTCTATGCATCGATTCTTCTATACTTGTTGTCAAATGTATCAGACGAATAGGTATATCGGCCTTTTGGGCTATTTCTATAAATATTTGTCGCTTTTTTTTATTTGAATGAGTTGCATCCAAAATTATTGATTTATCTGGAATTGTTTCGATAGCAGATTTAAATGCTTTTTTTAATGCACTTTCAGATTTATAATCGTCACCATGAATAATTATATAAGGATGATCTTTAAAAGCTTTTTCAGCATAACTTGATTTTCCACTTCCAGGATAACCCATCATCAATACAATTTCTCTATATTTGGGTATAGGTATAAGAGATGCTTCTATCTTTGTAAAAGGAAACATTTGTTCGGGTGATATATATTGAATACCGGAATTTATAGCAAATTGTTTATCACTATCCGCAAAATCACCTGGACGACCAAGTGCATCTCCTACATAAAATGATTCTGCCTTATTTACTTTTGCTCGTTTATCGGTGTATAAATTATACATATTAGGATTCGGTTTTTTAAAAGGTTTATCTGTCTCAATAAATATATTAACCGGTAATTTTAAACTGGAAAAAACATTATATATTTGTTTTATTTTAAAAGCTTGTGTTTTAGATTGATTTGTAAATATTACAATAGCATAACCTTTTTTATAAATTTCAGTTAATATTTGTGGTACATTTGGTCTTAACCATTTCCAGTCATTTTCATCTTTACTAAAAGTAGAGTTTGATTTTGGTTTTACTAGTGTGCCATCATAATCAAAACCAGCCATTTTACTACGATATGAAAAATTATTGAGTTTTATGTTAAACGTATGTTGATCTTTTATTTGAGAGAATGCAGACATAATTTATATATAATTAGAATTTGATTAAAAATTTCAATTTTAATTTTTAAATCAATTTTATATATTTAATTATAAATATATAAAATTATATAATATAGTTAAAACGTCGTGTGGGGACATGATCCCGCTATTCAACCGTTACTACTTTTGCCAAATTGCGTGGTTTATCTGGATTAATTCCTTTTCCAATAGAAATAACATATGCTAATTTCTGTAACGCAATAGCAAACAGTATTTCATTATAATAATTTAATTTATGAAGCATGATATAATTGTTTTTTTCTATATTTAATTCATGTATTACGTTGTATGAATTAGTTATTACCATTATATTTGTCTCTCTACTTTTAATTTCATAATATGTAGATTTTAAATTATTAAAATTTTTTGTATCATTATAATCCATTAATAAAATAGTTAAATTTGTACTATCTAATAACGCAAATGGTCCATGTTTTAAAGAACCCGCCGAAAATCCTTCAGTATGAATATAACAAATTTCTTTAATTTTGAGAGAACCCTCACATGCAACTATCATTTACACAAATACTTATATAAGGATCTTTTCTCTTTTGTAGATCACTGACTTTTTTATTCATTGATAGAATTTTTAATTGAAAAAAATTAATTTTATTATTGAACAATTTATTAACTATTGATAGTCTTATTTTATCATATAAGTCTAGGTTATCGAGTATAATGTCGAATTCATCATATAATTTATTTAATCCGCGATCCATATCTTATTAAGTAGGTTTAATAATATTTATATGATAAAAAATAAAATCCAATAAAATAAAATCCAATAAAATAAAAATTTAAAAAAAATAAAATAAAAAAAAATTGATTTAGAAATAAATTAATAGTGTAAAGTATATTACAAAGATGTCTACAGAAGATATTATCGATGGATCTACGTTCAATGGCAAGACGGGTGTCATTTTCACGACTCCTAAAGTTAATGCTAGCGGTGGCAAGAATATTGGAATTTTAAATGCATCTACAAAGAAGAGTTTGCATATTAGCACGCCACTAATGTTAACATGGGGAATTAATGAATACCGTGATGAAAAAACCGGTAAGGTTTCATATGACATGAGTCTTCAATTTCCAAATGATGAATATAACACAGAGAAATTATCTAGTTTCTTAAAAAATATGCAGGAATTCGAGGCTCATGTTAAGGAATCGGCAATTCAAAATAGCAAGGAGTGGATGAATAAGAGTAAGATGTCATCAGAAGTTGTCGATGCGTTATTTACACCTCTTCTAAAGTATCCAAAAGATAAGAATACTGGTGAGTTCGATTATTCGCGCGCACCAACTCTAAGGGTAAAGATCCCATATTGGGATGGTGTATTTAAGAATGTTGAGATTTATAATACTAAATCGGAATTGCTATTTCCACTATTAAATGTTGAGGAACAGCTAATCGCAGATTATATTACAAAAGGAAGTAATGTGGCAACCATTATTCAGTGTGGGGGCGTATGGTTTGCAAATGGTAAGTTTGGTGTAACATGGAAATTATTTCAATGTGTAGTTAAGCCAAAGCAATCGCTGAGTGGTAAGTGCCATATTTCATTAACTACAACTGATCTTAAGAAGATGGTTGTTGATAGTGATGATGAGGAGGATGATGATGAACTTGAACCAGTAGCATCTCTAGTTCAGGAAGAAGTCAAGGAAGT